AAGCAAGACGACCAAGAGCAGGCTTGATGTTTCAAGCGTTCACAAGCGCGGCGGCGAGTTTATCGAAAGCGAACTGCAAGCGGCGGTCGATAACAAGCTCACCAATGAGGCTGTGGTTCGCGAGGTTATAGAACGTGCTGGCGACCGTAAGGCGTGGCTGTTCTTCTGTACCGGCGTAGACCATGCGAACAATATGGCCGAGATGCTGCGCTCTTGCGGAATCTCCGCCGATTGCGTGACCGGGGCGACGCCAAAGCGCCAGCGCGAAGATATTCTGGCCGCCTTCAAAGCTGGCGAGCTTACGGCGCTGACTAACGCCAACGTCCTGACGACCGGATTTGATTATCCTGACATCGACTTGATCGCCATGGTGCGCCCTACCATGAGCCCGAGCCTTTATGTTCAAATGGCCGGGCGAGGAATGCGCCCGAAGTCGCATACAGACCATTGCCTTGTTCTTGATTTCGCGGGCGTGGTGGAGACGCATGGCCCTATTACCGCCGTTCGCCCGCCTAAGAAGAAGGGCGATGGAACCGGCGAGCCGCCCGTGAAGGTCTGCGAGCATTGCGGCGAGCTTTGCCATCCGACCGTCAAGGAGTGTCCATCCTGCGGAAATCCATTCCCGGCGCCGAAGCCTAAGAAATGGAAGCTGGCTGACGTAGACATCATGGGGATTGAGGGCGTCACGATGAACGTGAGCGCATGGCGCTGGCGAAAGCATATAAGCGCCAGCAGCGGAAAAGAAATGCTTATGGTCAGATATTACGGAAAATTATCAAACCCGACCGTTAACGAATATTTCACTGTTGCACACGAAGGATACGCCGGAGATAAAGCCAGAAAGAGCCTTTTCGCCATGGCGCAAACCGCAGGCGTAAATACTGCGCTCTTAACAAAAACCGATCTTGAAGAAATTGCAGAGGCGATGAATGATGGCAAACCACCACAACAGATCGAATATCGAATGGACGGAAAGTTCTACCGCATCATCAAAAGGAGATGGCATGAAATCCAACACGAGGCCGCCTGAGCCTGAGCATGTGAGGCTTTGGCGAGAATGGCTCGCCAAGGGACCGCCGCGCTGCTGCTACACCTGCGAACACTATGACTGGGATGGACGATGCGCAAAGTTCGACATGAGCCCGCCGAAAGAGTTCAGCGAAAGCCTCGACAGGTGCGAAGCGTGGTCGCAGGAAATGCCGTTCTAAAGTCGGAGCACTACGAGCAGCGCGAATTCGTATCGTGGTTTCGCAAGACCTATCCCGGCGTCCGTATCTTCGCCATCCCGAACGGAGGCTTTCGGAGCCGATTGACGGGCGCGCGTCTCAAGGCCGAAGGAGCATCGCCCGGCGTCCCTGATTTGTTCATTCCGGCTTGGCTGGTGTGGGTCGAAATGAAGCGAGAGAAAGGCGGCAGGTTAGACGATAAACAGAAGGATTGGAGAGACTATCTTCTCTCTATCGGCCACACGTTCATTCTGGCGAATGGGAAACAACAAGCAGTCGAAGCGATAACGGAGGCAGCATGGACCCGCACAAAACCTTGAACCAATGCGCCGAACTGATCGGAGAACGCGGCAAAGATTACGGAGGCATTGAGCATAACTTCGACCGCATCGCGAAGATCGCAAACCAGCTTATAGATGCGCCGGTTACCGCATACGATGTCGCCATGATCCTTGTGGCTACCAAGCTCGCTCGCATGTCTGGAATGCGCGACAAGGATGACAACTACTTAGACGCCATCAACTATATCGCGTTTGCGAAGGATCTTCGCAGATGATCACAACGCTTGAAGCTATGAACCTGATCCTGACGCTTCCGATCAATGGCGCATCTGAGAAGCCTTGCCACGTCATCAATCCTGATCTGTGGGCGGTCTGGTGCGAGATAATGAAGAGGCCGCACGAAAGCTCGACCGACGTATGGTCTGAGATCGACGTGGCGTCATCCGCAGAATCAATGCTGCGTCAATATATTCGTAACTGCGTAACAGGGGAGAGGTCAGAGTGAACATCGAAGAACAGCGTGCGCACTACGCCGCCATCAAGAACCGCATCGCTGGGCAGGTTCCTGTTGTCTTGAAGCCAGCAACCAAGCCGATTCAGCCGATCATTGAGTACGCTTATGAAAGAGAGCAACGCCGCATCGCCATGCTGGCGAACGGGATGCCAAACATGGCGCCGGACCTGAGAGCGTCTGTTATCTCCATGCTTCAAGCCTATGGCGTCTTCTGGACGGAAGTCACCGGAAAAGGAAGAGCCAGACGGATTTCCTACTGCCGCAGGGCGATCACATGGATACTGCACACTCGCGGCTGGAGCTTTCCGCGCATTGGCGAGTTTATGAAATGCGATCACTCGAGCGCCGTCTACGCGATTGACAAGGCTAACTCATTCGCACGGCGCGAGAAACGGATAGCCAAAAAGGCTACGCGCGAATGGAATGGCGATCCTATTCCGGTTCCAAAGCTGCGCGGCAATCTGACCGCCTCCATTGAGCAAATCCTACAAGACAACGAAACGACGTGGGCTCATGTCATTGTTAAAAGCAATGCGCCCAAGGCTATGACGGCTCGCCGTCAAATCATTTTGATGCTGCACGCAAAGGGATGGAATGTGGCGAAAATCTCGCGGCTGATCCACTTGTATAGCTCGAATGTGTCCCGTTGCATTGTGAAGTATGGGAAAGCCTCATGATCCTGACGCCGAAAATGCTGAGAGAGATAAAGCCTGTAAAGCCTTTCGTGGAGCGCGCAGTGGCGAACGGTATGACCTATGGGCTTGGCCCGGCTGGATACGATGTTAGAATAGCTGAAAACGTCTTGCTGAAGCCGGGCGCGTTTGCGTTGGCGTCAACGGTGGAGCGCTTCACCATGCACAACGATGTCATTGGCTTCGTCCACGACAAATCGACGTGGGCACGCCAAGGTCTTGCAGTGCAAAACACGGTCATTGAGCCCGGCTGGCAGGGATGGTTAACATTAGAGTTAACAAATCACGGATACGGCGAACTTATGATCGAGGAAGGATCGCCCATCGCTCAAGTGATCTTTCATCTGTTGCCGGAGGAAACGGATTTGCCATACGGCGGCAAATACCAGAACCAGCAACGCGGCCCGCAGCCCGCCATACTGGAGGAAGATAAGGGATGAAAAAGCCACTCACGCTTCGCCAGCATCGCGGCGAATACACGCCACAAGCGCGGCTCCAGAAGGCATTCGCCGGAGCCCAGAAGGGCGCGAACCAGCACACAAAATCAGTCTCTCTCGCGACCGTCAAAGGCCCGACGCTTGAAGAGATTGAACGCAAATATGGGAAGGGCTTGCCATGATCCAGCACGTTCTGACCGCAACCCTTGCGGCAATCGCTCTTATTGACCTGTGGATTGTTGGTGGAAAAGCAAGCGCGACGCTTGCTATTCTATTTCTTGCCTATTCAGTTGCGTATCGAACGATACGTGAACAAAAGATGATCGCATCCATAATCGCGATTTCTGGAACCTTGGGACAACTTCTGTCCGAGATTGACGCGGAGGCGGAAAAAGTCGAAGATCGTTAGATGGGCGGCCCCCTCTCCGGCTTCTCTGTGTGATCCCTGAACTTAGGCCGGATGTTCATTCATCCGGCCTTTTTCATGAGGTGGCCGCCGCCACGCCGGAGCAAACGTGGCGACGGCCTGCGCGCTAGGGGAGGAGGCTACTAGCGCGACATGAAATAATTAATTAGCCAAGAGACGGCGCCGCCGAGAAGCGCCGCGATCCCGATCAGGGTGCGCCATCCGCCTTTGACCTGCGCGAAGTCATCGCGAATTTGGCGAACGTCGTCCTTCAGTTCTTTCATTTCACGGTTGAGCGTAGCTAGCTGCGCTTCCATGTTTCCAAGGTCTCTTTGTATAGCGTCAGACATAAGCTCGCCCTTTAGTCACACCACGCCTTGCGGCGCGCATTGTTTTCCTTCACTTCCGCCACGGTCTGTGGCGTGTCCATTTGGCTCCACGAGATAGGGCGCCAGAAGTCGCAAG